GTATTGGTACGGCGACGCCTTCGGCTGCTTTGGAAGTTGCTGATGCTGGATCAAACACGCGAGTTCGAATCAACAGCACCAGCGTTGTTGCCACCGAGTATTTCCGATCTGGCGTTGGCTTGTGGCTTGTTGGAAGCGACTCGACCAATGCGTTCAAGATTGCGCGTGGTTCTAACTTTGGCGGATCTGCTGACTACTTCGCAATCGCATCGGCTGATGCTGCTGCGACTTGGTATGATGCCGCTGGTGGCACCCGAATGACCCTCAACAGCACGGGGCTGGGCGTGGGGGTTAGTCCTTCGTACAAGCTGCATGTAACCGATAACACAACTGGACTTCAGGCTCGACTGTCATCCACTAGCACTTCTGGAACTTCGCTTGAGTTTCAAAACACAGGTGCTGGCGGACGAAGCTGGCGCATTGGATCTGGATTTGCTGTAACGGCTGGCAATTTTGAAATCTACGACTCAACCGCTGCAGCAAATCGTCTTAGTATCGACTCCTCCGGCAACGTCGGCCTGGGGGTTACGCCGAGTGCGTGGGGTTCTTCCTACAAGTCGATTGATATCGCTGGCGGTGCTGCTTTGTCGGGTCTTTCGACTCAGACGTTCCTGACTTGCAACGCTTACGATTCCAGCGGCTGGAAGAAGAAGGCGTCCGGTTACGCCAATCTGCTGTTGAACAGCAACGGCGAGTATCGGTTCTACGTTTCAAATGCCGGTGCTGGTGCCGCTGGTGATGCCATCACCTTCACCCAAGCGATGACGCTCGACGCGAGCGGGAATCTGTTGGTGGGGACGACGAGTGCTTCCAATCAAGAGCGTCTTAATATTACGAGCAACAGGAATGTGTACATTAGTCGGTTCTTTAATTCCGCCTCATCTGGTGGCAATTACGGATTCCTGATCAATTACAGTGCAGCCGCACCTAACAATGCGTCGAACGAGTTCCTCGCTTGTTCTGATAACGCTGCCTCTCGTTTGTTCCTGTATTCCAACGGTGGAATTGCCAATTATCAGGCCAATGATGCCAACCTTTCGGACATTCGCACCAAGACCGATATCAAGCCTCTTGCTTCATACTGGAACAAGATCAAAGCGTTGGAGTTGGTGACGTTCAAGTACAAGGATCAGACTCATAGCGACGACAACATCGGTTTGATTGCTCAGCAGGTGGAATCCGTTGCTCCTGAGTTTATTGACGCTGATGGATTTGGCGAAACTCCTTCCGACGGTGTTCCGCTCAAGACCATCTACACCACCGATCTGTACCACGCTTCCATCAAAGCATTGCAGGAAGCGATGGCCCGTATCGAAGCTCTGGAAGCCAAACTCGCCTAACACCCCATGACCACCATCTCCATTGTCTGGATCATCGAACGCCTTCTCGTCCGCAAAGTCGAAGGCACCTACTCCGATGTCGTCATCACCGCCGACTGGCGATGCAACGGCACCGAAACCACCGGTACCGGCGACGACGAGAAGACCTACAGCGGAACCTGCTACGGCAGCGCGTCGTTCGCGCCTCCTACGGAGGCCTTCACGCCGTATCCTGATCTGACGCAGGATCAAGTCCTCGGATGGTGCTTCAGCAATGGCGTCGATCAGAGCGCGATTGAGGCGAACGTGACGAAGCAGATTGCCGATCAGATCAACCCTCCGATCATCGCTCCTCCGCTGCCGTGGTTGCCGCCGGTTGTTGTTGCGCCGGTTGAATCTGTCGTCGATGCTTCCGCTTGATATGGAAATCACTATCAAGCTGAACGAAACCGAAGCCAATAACCTGATCGCTCTGATAGACATCGCGGTCAAAGCCGGTGGTCTTGCTAACGCTGCCGTCGCTCTGCCGCTGGTTGAGAAGATCAAAGAAGCCGCCAAGCCTCAGTAAACCATGCAAACAGACAGCACCAACAACGGAAGTGGAGTTGGAATCTCACTCGCAACTGCTGCCGCTGCTGGTGCGGTCTCGTTTATCCCGCAGCTAACGCAGTGGTTCCAGCTTGGTGCCGCTGTGTTGGCTTTTATCGCTGCTGCAATTGGACTCTACAAAGCCATTAAAAAATGAACTGGAAAACGACTCTTGCTGGTGTTGGTGCGATCATGGTTGCCGTGGGTGGAGCTTTGAAGGCTCTCTTCGACGGTGATCCCGCGACGAATCTTGATCTGACCGCGACCATTGCTGCTGTTACTGTTGGTTTCGGTCTGATCGCCGCAAAGGATGCGGACAAGAAGAAGACCGAGTGAACATCGTCGAACAGATCGTGACAGCCATTTTGAAGTGGCTGACTGGTCTGGCGAAAACACCTCCCACCGTTGAAGATGCGAAACAAGACCCAGAGCTTAAAAAGAAGTTGCTGGATCGCATTGACCGCGCTGGTGGGTAGCTGTGGCTGTGGCACTCGCGTTGTAATGGTGCCTCACGGTGAGCCTGTAAGGCTCGCTGAGAGCGTCCAAGCGCGAGTATGGGTAAAAGGAGCGGACGGTGTTTCTGTGCGCTCCAGCAACCGAATTACGTTGTCCGAGGGTTGGTACGCATTGCCGAAAGATTAACCATGGCTCAACAAGTCATCAACACGGGTACGACAGCCAACGACAACACTGGAGATACGCTTCGTGCGTCTTGGCAGAAGGCTAACGACAACTTCTCGGAGATCTATGCCGCGCTGCCGATGCTGGCTCCGTCAACGTGGACCCCTACGCTGACTGACTCTGGTGGTGGCCGCACGTTCTCGACGACGATCAACACGGCTCGCCATACTTCCATCGGTTTTGTCTCTACGTTCACCGCTGACATCACGATCAATTCGGTGAGCGGTTCCGCGACTGGAAACCTTCGCTTGAGCCTTCCAGATCCTGCGACTTACGACGCTGCTGTGTCGATCTGGCTGGACAATGCGACGACTCAAGCGAAGACCGCTGTGATTGGTAAGATTGTCGGGGGGACTTCTTACTGCGAGCTGAGCCATTACGAAACCGGCGATATCTCCAGCTTGGCCGGTCAGCTTCAAGCCACTTCACGATTGGTTGTCTCTGGTGTCTACTTCACGGCGTGAACCTGATCGCAACCAGTCTTCAGTTGGGAATGACGGTCCTTCAGGGAGCGATGGGAAATCCATCGTTCTTGTGGCAGGGATCTCTTGTCCGCTGTATTCCTGCTGCGATCACTGACGCCAACAACGTCATTAACGGTGGTTTTCAAGACAACGTGCAGGTCCGCTTGCTGGTCAAATTGGCTGACTGGCGATTGGCTGACTCGACGCTGGTGACCGTAGACGCGACCGTCTGGAGTGCTGACGTGGGATCGGCTGCTGACCGGCTCTTGCAAGAGAGCGGAAGCTTGATCACGCAAGAGAACACCGACGCTCTCCAACTGACGTTCGGCAAGATGATTCCGGTTGTGGGTCGCACGCTCACTTACGATGGTCGAACGTTGCGTATCCTGTCCGCCAAGCGTGACGGAACTGGTGCGTATTACGTTCTGGAATTGGGGGCCAAGACCAAATGAGGCCCACGGTCACAGTTGATACGTCGCGGTTTGATGCGGCTTGGAAAGAGTACTTGCCAAAGACCAAGCGGTCTCTGGCTGATGCGGTCAATGCTCGCACGTTCTTTCTGATGCTGCGGCTGTATTGCTTGTTGCCTCCTAAGTCTCCACAAGCAGCGCGGAACAAGATTCTCGACTATTACAACCGGCCCGTTGGTTCTCCTGCCTTCGACAAGAAGACCGGAAAAAAGGTGGGCCGCTCTCGTCAGTTGCGTCTCGTTCACTTGATCGCCCAAGCGAAGAATGCGAAGGCTGGAAATGAGGGGCTTTACGGTCAGAAGATGAAAGACGCTGCTGCCAAATTGCGCCGCCGCGCTGCCGGTTCCGTTGGTTACCTCAAGTCATGCGTGACTAAGGGGATCAAGAAACTCTCTCCGTCGTTTCAGCAATTCGGCGGAACTCGACGAGCCAAGAAGGGTTCGGCTCAAGTTCGGTCTGTTGCTGCAAATCAAGCATTGGTCAATCTCGCAAACCAGTACGGTTTGCCCTACGAGAACGTGTCAATGCATCGTGGGTCTTCAGCCTACGCTTACAACGCGAAGGCTGGATTCAACCCGC